GGTGGTGGTGCAGGTGGATTGCTGTATTCTGCATCTCAATCATTTACTGTCGCAGGCGGTGGAAAGACTATTGTCATTGGCGCAGGTGGAGCAGGAAGCACAGCTTCAGCGGGAACAGGTGGAGCGAGTGACGGAAACTCAACAACCTTCACAGGTTTAACATCATGCGATGGTGGTGGTGGTGGGCGTTCTGCTGATGCTGGCAATGGTAACAATGGTGGATCGGGTGGAGCAGGTGGAGCTTCTTCATCTACTACGACTCTTGGTGGTACAGCTACAGCAGGACAAGGCAACAATGGTGGCGGAAATGGTGGCTTTATGAGCGCACCATTCGCTTCAGGCGGTGGCGGTGGTGCTGGCGCAGTAGGTGGCAACGCTACATCTAACACACAATCAGGTGCAGGTGGAGCAGGTACTAACACCTATTCAGTTTGGGCATCTGCTACTTCTACAGGCGTTGCAGGATTCTATGCAGGTGGTGGTGGTGGTGGCACTTACTTCGGTGGTGGCACTGGTGCAGGTGGTTCAGGCGGTGGCGGTGCTGGAAGCGGTGTATCTGGCACAACCAACACAGGTTCAGGTGGTGGTGGTAATCCTAATGGTGGCACAGGTGGCACAGGCGGTTCAGGAATTGTTATTGTGAGGTATGTAAGCGTATGAGTCATTGGGCAGAATTAGATGCAAATAACAAAGTCATTCGAGTCGTTGTTGGTGACAACAATGATCCAGCAGGAGATGAAGGATACTCGTGGCTTATGGAGAATCTAGGCGGAGTCTGGATGCAGACTTCATACAATGGCAACATCCGCTATAACTTTGCCGGAATTGGCCACACATACGATGCAGATCGTGATGCTTTTATTGCACCTGAGCCACAAAACGCAACAGGATTCGATGAGAAAACATGCCAATGGATTGTCCCAGTAAAGGATTTAGATGAAACCGAAATTATCTAAGGCTGCTGTCCAATTAAGAGAGCAGATTGATGACTCGTTCCCAGATCGTGACCGCACATCGGATGGTTGGATCGGTGATACCCGACACGCTGCTCGCAAGTCAGATCATAATCCTGATGAGCAAGGCTGGGTTCGTGCCATTGATGTGGACAAAGACCTATTCAAGGGTGGCAAGCCAGACATCATGGGAGATCTTGCTGATCAGCTTCGTACCTTGTCCAAGTCAAAAGCAGACAAGCGTATTAGTTACATCATTTACGATGGACGAATCTGCTCCAGCATCCTTAACTGGAAGTGGCGCAAATACACAGGGGCTAACAAACACACTAAGCACATGCATGTTAGCTTTAAGAAAGAAGCTGACAATGATGGGGCTTTTTTTCAAGTATCTATGTTAGGCGGAGAATAATGAATGAACTAAAGACAGCAGCAGGCTCATGGGCTAGAGCATTCCTAGTAGCAGTAATCTCAATGGCAGCAGCTGGGGTCACAGATCCTAAGGCTCTCATTGCAGCCGGTGTTGCTTCAATCCTTCCACCTGTACTGCGCTACCTATCGCCTAATGATCCTTCTATGGGAATTAAGAAGTGACACAGTCCGACTTCTTCACGCTTTACCTTGCCACCATTGCAGCTCTTGGTGGCTTGTCTGGCTATGTAATTACACACCTGTTGTCTGAGATCAAAAGACTCAACACGCGAGTCGATGAGATCTATAACATCTTGCTTGACAGGTAACATTCTGCTATGGCAAGAAAAGCAACTAAGGCGTTAGAGGAACAAGGATACTCAAAGCTTGATGCTTATTGCATTGGGCTTTATGAGTATTTCTGCTCATTGAAGCGAGCAGGTTTCGCAGAGGACATTGCTATGTTTATGATTACAGAGCCACAGGCTTACCCGCATTGGATCCTTCCAGACCAAGTAGAGCCTGATAAGTATGGCAACTATGAAGATGAGGATGACGATTAAGCGAATAGTCGTAGTCTCGGATCTTCAGGTTCCGTACCATGACAGGGTTGCTACTCGTAACCTTGCTAGTTTTATCTCTAAGTTTAAGCCAGATCAAGTAGTCACCATTGGTGATGAGATTGACCTTCCACAGATAAGCAAATGGGAAGAAGGGCGCATGGGCAGTTATGCCCAGACCCTAGATGATGATCGCAATGAGGCTGTGCAACTTCTCTGGGAGTTAGGCGTTACAGACTGCATCCGTAGCAATCACACGGATCGCCTCTATAACATCATCATGGCTAAAGTGCCTGCATTCGGGGCATTGCCAGAGCTACGCTTTGAGAAGTTTATGAAGTTTGATGAGCTAGGTATAACCTTCCATAAGAACCCAATGCCGATTGCACCTAACTGGATTGCAGTCCATGGAGACCACACACCAATCAAGCCACAGGGGGGCTTATCAGCCCTTGAAGCGGCTCGTAGGCATGGAAAGAATGTCATCTCAGGTCATACCCACAGAGCAGGGCGTTCAGCCTTCTCAGAGGCTTCTGGGGGGCGTATAGGGCGTGTCCTGCATGGTGTCGAGGTAGGCAATCTCATGGATTTTAAGCAAGCTGCATACACTAAAGGTGTGGCTAACTGGCAACAGGCTTTCGCCATTATCTATGTAAACAAGGCTAAGGTGCAGGTTGATCTTATCCACATTGAGAAGGACGGCACATTCATTGTGGCTGGAAAGTCCTACGGCAGACCCAGATAATCGTTATCGTTTCGTTATACAAATGTCCGTGACTTTGTCGGATGTGCATGAGACTCTAATTCAGTAAGCAACCGAGGGCGTTGCTTGCAGTTAGGTAGAAGAATGAACTCCATAACAATCATTGGAATCATTGGCTTGTTTCTAGTCACTAATTTCATCTGGTACTGGCAAGGCTACAAAGATGGCAGGCGCGAAGGTTGGCACAAAGGTCGCAGCTTAGCCCGTTCGTTGGCAGATCATGCGAGCTAATGAAATCCTACTCACAGCCACAGACACGATCCGTGATCGTGGGCTATCGTATGGTCACCCTGCGGATAACCTGCAACACACCGCAATGCTCCTCAGTGCATATCTACAAACACCGATCCACGATTATCAAGTCGCAGGGATCATGGTGCTCGTTAAACTTGCAAGGACTAATCAATCAGCCCAACACATCGATAACTGGGTCGATCTCTGCAGCTATGGCGCGCTCGCAGGGCAACTAGCCACAGAGGAAAATGATCTTTATGTTTAATTTAGCCGATTACGAGACAGTCGAGGTGAGACTTGAAAAGTTTATTAAGGACTATGCAGATTTCCGCATATCAACAGAGCTGGAAGTGGTCGAGAAAGATCGATACATTGTTAAGGCTTATCTTTACAAAACTTCTGCCGATAGCGTTGCGTGGGCGACAGGATACGCTGAGGAAAAGATTACTGATCGAGGCGTTAATGCAACTTCAGCGCTGGAGAATTGTGAGACTTCGGCAATCGGCAGAGCGCTTGCAAATGCAGGTTATGCAGCTAAAGGAAAGAGACCAAGCCGAGAGGAAATGACCAAGGTGGTTGCTACAAAAGTAGTAAAGCCAGCAGTCCAAGATGTCAAACCAGATGATCAAGATTATTGGACTACACCTGTTGGAGAATATAAAGGCGTAGTAGATGCGCCTGTCACGCTTGACAAAGCAATGCAGACTGTGACTGCGATTATGGGTACGCCAGAAGCAGTAGAAGCTCCATCATGCGAGCATGGACACATGCAATGGCGTGAAGGTGAAAAGAATGGCAAGGCTTGGGGTGGGTACTTCTGCAACACGGCAATCTCATCGGCACATCGTTGCCCTACTAAATGGTACAACCTTGGATCGGATGGCAAGTTCGCACCACAGAAAGCGAGAGTGTAATGGGCTACATCGAGGTATATAACATAGACAAAGATGGCGAATGGACTGATTTAGATGACATTCCATTTATTACGACAATTAACTGCCAGTTATGCAACGAGCCTACAGAAGCTCATGACATCATCATCCCAGCAGTTATCAAAGATGGCACATTAACGGCAGGTACATGGCAATGCAGAAAGTGCAAGGCAGTCAATGGATGACAAAGAGCAGCTGTTAATCTTCCTAATATTGTGCTTGTTTATTGGTGGCGTTGCTATGGGTTACATGACTGGACTTAACAATGGCTAAGTTTGACTTTGATGAAATTTATAGATCTCCAGTAGATCGCCATATATACAGCTTTAGCGGGTATGGTGGCGTAGAGAATTGCTCAGATTGCGATTCGTTCGCTCAAGTCAATGAATATGATCGCATCCATGATGGTGCTGTCCTGTTCTTCTGCAAGAATTGTGAGAACAAGCATCACCTATGACCCAGCATAGGAAACACAGAGGTTTCCGCACAGAGCGTGTTGTAGCACAGTACCTATCGACTGTGTGGCAAGGCGCATGTGTGGGAAGGGGTAATGGTAAGGATATTGTCAATGTACCTTTTGACGCTGAGATTAAAAGTCGAACAGGCTTTCAGCCACTAGCTTACATAAAACAATATAAGGCTCGCACAACCATTTCGGGGGAATTGGGCTTTGCTGTCTTACGCCTTAATGGACAGGGAGAAAACGCAGAGGACTATGCATGCGTAATCCGATTAGGCGATCTCTTACCATTACTCCAACTTAAATATGGTCACATTACTAGCGAACCCACAGAAGCAGACATTGACCGCTGCACAGGATGTGGGTCATACATGATAAGGAAGTGCTTAACTTGCCAACCTACGATTACAAATGCAGCCGATGCAATCTCAATCAAGAGGTTAGCCACGGATGGCACAATCGACCAGTAGTGCTATGTAACTATTGTAA